CTTTCCAGTCGTTACGCCTCTCTACTGTCCGCGTCACTTGGATACCTATAACACGGTACTCAAGCGTTTGATGCTCCGCATTCCATCGTCTGCCTTTCGGCATAAGTTGGTTTGCTGTGTTGAACGTAAAGAGACGGACACACCCAAGGTTACTTCGTGTAACTGGTAACAGTTTTACTAGTGAAAGTGGTACTCGGTTGTCCATCCATTCGGATAGGCACCACAGTCCCATGCGGTAGGCGTTATTACTAACTTCTACCCACGAAGGTACCTTAGCGAGGCCCTGATCCTTAAGGAACAATGAGTGTAGATACAGGGGGGTAACTTCATACCCTTTGTATGCATCCATTCCACACGATTCACGGAAGTTTCCGTGTTCATGTGTTTTGGACTCATTGACCTTCAAGCCAAGTATGGCGAGAAGCTCCTTAAGGTAGCGACATGCACGCACGGGGATGATTATATCATCTCCGAACACCTGGATATCAATGGTGGCATCAGCCATCCTTTGATAACTGCACTCTTCTGGTTCAAATCCTCTCTCGTAGAGTACAGCTGCTAGAGCAGCACCTGCATAAACGAGAGACTGAACCGGAAAAGTAACAGCACTACCCATCGCAGCGAATTTGCTAAGATGGATAGTCCCATGATCGGGACCGCAATCCACAGATGTAGTCCGTGAGGAATACAGTGCGAATAACAAGTCGGCGTTGTGACGAAAGAATCGTTCAACAACCCAACATGTTAAGCGGTCGGAGGCTGCCGAGAGATCGACAGTTGCTCTATCACCATGTTTCGAGGCCGATAAGGCCTGTACTCGTGATGGTTCCTGATCATGGAAATTAACCATACACCGCCCGAATTCAGTCATGTTCGTACGAAGGTACTGCATGACTGCCTGCTGGCAGTATTGGTTAGCTGTTGGCTCTGACGCAATAACTCTAGGCTTCGATAGTGTCTTTGGGACACACATTAGTTTCGAAGCTTGAGTTACTCCCCAACTATCGGGTAGGCTGTCATCTGCACTATCGTGCAAGTGACTCGCCCAGCCGTTCGGAGGGAATACCCAGGATAACTTCTGGGGCCAATTAGGAAAGGTGTACTTATCCTCTCCAGTTGACAGGTCAGAGACCGCACCGGGCCCATGTTTTGGTCTGTAGTCATCCCAGTCAATATAACGTGACTGAGGGACGATCCACCGGGTAACATAGTCAAGTATCCTGAGAAGACGACTGGTTTCATCCAGTTCGGAGAAAGCGAGTTGCTTTCTTGAGTAGAACTCAGACTCGAAGTTCTGAGGGATCTCATCATTCCAGGGTAGACTAGGCCAACGGCAATCGTTGTCAATATTAACGAAATCGTTAATAGCTGACTGACGCGCCTTATCTGTCGCATCCATCTCAACCTTCTTAAAGAGGTACAGGATAGACCGTGTCAGAAAGACGACAGTAGGGTCGGGGTCAATGAATGCCCCTTCCTTCCTGAACGACCACTCTATAATCGCTGAAAAGAGACAGCGACCTCCATCACGGAGCGAGTGGGGGACCATCTTCCAATCAAAGTATTCGGAAGATAGACCCTTATCGTAAAGCTTACCAAGAGTTGGTAAGTCATCCATGATGACAGTGAGTCCACGGGAGGCTACACGCCTCTTAAGGATCTCCATGTCTTGGAGTAGAGAAACATGGTTGCATGTCGGCAATTCTCTCTTTACGTCGCGGAGAAGCGCGTAGAGAGGAGATAGGGCGACATGCTTGTTCACGTTGGACATATTGGGTAGCCTTTCTTAAGGGTTACGCAACATTCCCCTACATCTATCAAGTACCGGTAATCTTACGATTCCCGGTTTAGAACTTGATCCTGCACAGCCGACGACATAAACTCCGTGAGGAGTTCATAGGTCGCCTTCGAAGCAGCATTGACCTGGATTCCATTCCGGGTCTCGATCACTGCCCAAACACGTTCGGTTCGAATCAACTTACCGTCTGTGTTTGAATAGTAATTGATGGTGAATTTCACCAAATGCGATTCGACACCTGGCACAGTTCGATCTTTCGGAAATGTGTGACTCACTTCGAGTTGGACATCCCGATCGGTCGAAATCTTGCCGAAATAGGTGGAGCGGTAGGCATCCTGATTCACACGAACCAGGGTGAGGGCCTCAGCGTTGTACGTGAGGTTGTAGGAGTTTGCAAGCATGTGATGTACTCGTTACACGTGTGTCTTTCTAAAGGACACTACTAGTTACAGTAGAGATTGAAGAGCATTGTCACTATGAGTAGCGCCGACCGCCATTTCTGGCGAAAAGCGCAGTGACAAGGAAGTTCAGATTTTCAAATTGCTGAGGTTCTAAGAACTTCAGGTTTGGAATCTGAGGGGAGGGATCACTCTCAACATATCGCTGTTTGCGAGTATGTTTCGCTTTAAGCGGGACATATGAGAGATCTCCAGACCAAGTTTTACCTGTTCCAGGCTCCGGTAGGAGCCTCTGGAATGTACCTACCAACTCTGTCTTGTCCTCCTGCATGATGCAGATGGATTGAACAGCGTATCCTGGTATCCGATTACCTGTTGCCGCGAGAAATGTTCCCACGTCAAAGAAGTAATCGACTAACCAAGACCAAGGTAGAGAGTTCCAGAGCGTAATAGTGGGATCGTCGTTAAATGCCAAATGAAAGGCATCGCTTCGAGTCCACCGTGGAGGCGGCGTATAAGGTGCCGCCTGAATGGTATGTCGTTTGATCGCCCACACACGTTGTGTGCATCGGCGCTC